ATAAGGTTTTACTGTAATAGTAGCTAATGTAGCTGATGTATCAACACTTGTTTCAACAAATACTTTTAGCTCTTCACCTGTTGCAGGGTCCATAACAACTAAAGTATCGTTCGCAGAAATAACATTAGCAACAAAGTCTTTACCCGCAGTAGCATCTAACACAAAAGTAAGTGTTGCATTACTAGCGCAAGTAACAGGTTCATATGCAATATGTAATCTGTTTTGTTCTGACCAAACAACTTGATCAGAAGTCATTGGCATTTCAGCGCCAACCATTCTTAAAAAGCCAGATAAGGTTCTATTACCATATCTTTCGACTTCTTGTTCATAAATTTCAGGTAAATATTGTTGAGCAAAATCATTAGTACCATCAGTAAAACTTAGGTAATTGTCAACAAGCACCTGTTGCTTTTGACTCGGCTTAATCGGGCCAAAGGCAGGAGAAACATTTGCCATTTTTTTTAATTTTTAATTAGTTAAATTTTTTTGTTTTTACTTTCAATTTAGTAGAATCGCCTCCGCTTATAGCTCTAACCTTTAATCCATTTATAAACACTTCACCACTTGCAGTTTTGCGGGGCTCAGTAGTTATATTTTTTGATTTTGCAATTTGATCTTTTATAGCATCAGCACGGCCTTGCTCGTAGAAATGATTTGCAATTTGGTCAGTATTTCTAGCGGTATAAACAGCTTTATGATAACTTCCAGGGTCTTGTAAATCACCGTTTTCATTTAAGAACGTCTTAACGAATTCAGTTAAATCTTTCTGGCTGTTACCGGTAGAAACAGGATCTTTTATACTGTATTTAAATTTTTTTTCTCCTATATTAAAATCGAAACCTTCGAAATTTTTAGAAAAATAATCATCAGTAGTTTTATGAAACTGTTCTACATAAAGCTTTCTATCTTGCTCTTCTTTATTATAGCGATTGAAAAAATCCATTGCTTTTTGTTGTTCTTGAGTAACTCCAGGACGTAATTTTATTTCCTCGTAATATTTACTCTTAGTGTCTTCTAAAAAGTTTTTGGCTTTTGCAACCTCTTCTTTAAACGCAATTTTTTTCTTGCGTATATCTCTATCCTCGTCTACTTCTTCATCCCATGTAAACTCATCTAATATTAAGTTTATATCCTCAGAATCTAAATGAGGTTTTGTTTTATTGTAATATTCTCTTAATAGTGTGTTATTGTCAACTGCAGAATAATCTGCATTTAATCTTGCATAGTCTTGAACATTACCTCCGGTTTCTTTCATAAATTTTAAAAGACTTTCTACACCTTCAGGTAATTCTTCTTTTATTATTTCTTTTTCTGTACTATCTAATTTTTGTTCAATTTTTTGTGCCGGTTCTTTTTCTTCAATTACAGCTTCTTTTGTATCTTCTTCTACTAATTTTAAAGGAGAATCTATTGTTTCTTCGGAGGCCCGTATTTCTTCAGCCACTCCTTCGCTGTTTTTACTGTTTTCGGATTCTTTGACAATAGCATCGCTATCATCTGTCTTTTGTGTTGAAACGGCATCGTCTTCTGTGTTATTTTTTATTGTAACTTTTGTAACGTCAGACGGTATTTCCTCTATTGGTTTTGGGTCTTTAAGTTCAACTTTTACAATTTTGTTTTCGTCTACTAATTTTTTTGGCTTTGAAGGGCTTTTTATTTTAAATTCCCCTTCTTGTTTTACTTCTGTTGACATAATATAATAATATAAAATTAATTAATAAAAATTACCTCGGCTCAAACTGTTCAAGTCCAAAACCGCCTAATGTATCATTCCCAGCAGATTCAAAATCTATTGGTAATAAATCATTTTTTCTTTGATCTATAAGTTCAGATTGCTGTGTGCCTTGAATTCTGACACGTTTATCTTTTCTATCTTCTATTTCTTTTTCTTCTGCTGCGCGTGCTTCTACTTCTATTTGGGCAAGCTTCATTTTATATTCAAACTCTTCTGCCATCAATTGTTTTTTAATTAAAGCTTCTTGCTCCATTTTATTAATTTCAAAATCTGTTTTAGCTTTTTCAATTTGTACTTTAGTTTCAGCTAACGCCTGTTGCTTTTGAACTTCTGATAGCGCGGCAGCCTCTGATGCTTGCGCATTAGCTTGCCCTTGTGCTTGTATATTAGCAAGCTGAGCAGCTTGTTTTTGTTCTTGTCTTCTTACTCTTCTTAATTTTAAAACCTGATTAGCTAATTTAATATTTCTAATTTCTCTAATATCAATAGCATCTTCAAGATTAATGGCGTCTTGTTTTAAAGAAACTTGTATATTTTGTTCTAATTGTGCCTGCTCTTCTGCATCAGGTTCTAATTCTAAAAATATTCCAAAATTATGTATATCTAATTGTTCTATTTCTTGTAACGTGCTTACATTAAATGTATTTATACTACTTAATAATGCTTGTTTTGTTAAGGGAAAATTTAAAGCGTCGTTAATTCTTAACCCTACTTTTTCAGCCGTTTTAACTGTAATAAACATCAAAGCTTTAAGTACATGTCGTGTAGCTGTATTAGAATTAGCAGCGGCTAATTTTTGTAATCCAACTAAAGCATTTTTATCAGGGGTACTTGCATCTCTTGCTTCATTTAGCCCCGTAGCATCTCGAATCATTTGCAAATAATACTGGTAAGTAGTAATAAGAGATTGTATTTTTGCCATACCGTTAGAAGACTGTAATTCCTGTATTGGAACTTTTCCTCTATTCATATCTCCTTCTTGCGTTAATGATCTACCTACAATACTACCAGTTTGGAAATACATATTTAATGCTTCCGCTGGATTATAGTTAGTTCCATTACCTAAGTCTACTTCTGCTAAGCCGTCCATATCTAAATATACTCCGTCGGGAACAACACGAGACAACACTTGTTGTAATTTTAAATGAGTTAACTGTATCATGTCCGCAAACGTAGTACATTTTTCGACTAATGAAGTAACACGACCTTTATACATTCTAGGAGCTGATAAAGAATAATTCATATTTACTTTAGTAATATCCCCATAGGGCCTGGTCATATTTTCAGCCATCTGCCAATTTAATATTTTTGGCATACCTAATATTTTAGCTCCTGTATATAAAACTTCAATGCTCCTACTTATTCTTTCAAAATTATCACTTGCCGGCGGATTAAAAGTATCAGGCTTTTCTAATATTTTTTCTAGTCCCTGTTCAGTATATTTTAATTTAAAAACTTGATTATTATAAGTTTTATATTCAAAAAATAAAACAGATACTAAATTATTATCAGTTTGACCATTATAGTTTCTTACATAGTTGCTATAATTACTTGGCCCTCTGTATTTTTGTACTTCTTCTAAATCCGCATCTGTTAAATAAGGAAATTGTCTTTTAAGTTCTGAAAGATTTAAATTTTTAACTTCGCCAACATAATAAATATCTTCAAAGTTAGGATCTTCAGTATAAGAATAAACTAAAGCGGCAGGATCTACATACTCTACTTTAACGCCTTCTGATAAATTAAAATTTGTTTTTGAAGCTCCAATACCTAAAACTACTAAATCATATGCAATACGTCTTTTAATTTCATCATATTTATTAAAATCAAAAACATTACTTATAGCTTCTTCTTCCGCTATTTCTATGCTTTGTTTATAGTCTGTTTGAAGCATTACATCTAATTCTTCTTTTGATGCCGGCAATTTATCTGGCTGAGAACTAGCAAAAAAGTTTTGGCCTGTTGCTTTATTTAACTCTTCTATATACTCTCTGTTCTGAATATCTCTTAAAGCGTTAAAAGCAAATTGAGTTCTTTCTTCGGTCGCAAACGGGTCGGTTGCATAAGCTTTTACTTCATAGCCTTTTTCAGTCATACCGTTTACTACAATATTTACAAACTTAGGTATAATTGGAACTATTTTCCAATCTAAATTTAAATAAGATAAATCACCATTTATTGATAATTCATCTTTATATTTTTGTACTGATTGCTCGCCTCGGGCATATAACCTTAAGTTATGATAATTTTGAAAATTTTGTAAATATCTGTCTCCTCCTGTATCTTGCCTAAACCATTCATTTTCAATAGCTTGTCCAACTTGTAAACCATAGTCGTAACTATTTTTAACTTCATCAGATACTACTTGGTCCGGAAAAGAACTATTGTAATTCGTGTAAATCATCTATTTAAATTATTTTTGATGTAATCCCTTCGTTGTTATATTTTCTAATCTGCAAGTTCATAGGTTGAAATATTTTTTTAGCTACTGGAGCATATTTATTTTTATTACAAGCCATTATAGCTAATCCAGAACTTATAGAAGCATCATGCTTAGTTCTATTATTTAAATTAAATTTAGACCAATCATTAAGAGTTCTCATAAAATACATGTTCCCGCAACTCTGATCTTTTACTCCAATGTGTTCATCTATATAAGATTCAATCGCAGCAGCATGAGCCTGCTTCATATCTTCGCTTGAGTTAGGGACTCCTCCTACTTCTTTTTCTGTTACTGATAATTTATTATAAATTTTATCAGGTCTGTTCATAGAATACCCTCGGTATCCTCTTCTTTTTAAATAATATAATAATCTAGGCTTATTATTTTCTGCTAATATAGGCATACCATAAAAAACTAATGACATTAAAACATCTTCAAAAAATATTTCGGCATTATCAGGTCTTGATATATATTCTAAAAAAAATTGATTAGCAGGCGCATCTTCTAAACTAAATTTTGTTAGCCCATGCAATGCTCCCTTAGATCCTCTACCGTCTACTGTTCCTGAAATATCATAACTGTCACATCCAAATGCACCTAAATGCTCATTTCCAGGATACTTTAAATTATTCTTAAGTATTATATTATTTTGTAGATGAAATGGGGGCGTCCAAGTAATATAAAATCTTCCTTGACGGTTTGGCATAAAAATAACTTTACTATCTTTTACTCCATTTTCCCATTGGAAATTACCTTTTGTTACTAAGCTACTATATTTTATATCTTCAATATAATCTATTTGTTCGTAAATTTTAACTAAATTAAATAAAGATTGTTTGGTTTCATCTCTAAAAGCATGCTGTATTGTTCTTGGAAATTGTCTATAAAATTCATTTAAAGAGTCTTGATCTTGTTTTAAACCTTCAACTTCATTATTCCAATAATCAATAACACCAATTGCTATTTTTGTTTTATCAATGCTTTGGACCGGTTTTTTGGGAGTGTTGAATACAGGTAATCCATACATATCAAGGAATCCTTCGTAATTCCACTCCATAGGTATAAACAAAGAATATAGTCCTGAGCTAGTCTGACCATTGGCGTTTCTTTTAGTAACATCGGATCCTTCATATATTTTTTTAAAATTTTCTCCACCTTTATCTAATGCATTTGAGGTAGAGCCCATCATACATTTACCTACTACTCTACTTCCTAAACGTAAAGTTGTTTTTGTAACTCTCCAGTTATTAATTATATTATCGGGTCTTTCCCATTTACCAGATTCGTCGTGCACTAATAGAATTAATTTTTCTCCGTCATAAGAGTTATCGCCTGTATTCTTCCAGTCGATAGTTGTATCAAGCCCATCAATGTCTGATAATTCCTCGCCTATTTCTATCTTGCGTCGAGTTAGCTTTGAGGCAGGTACTCTATAAGCAAGCTCTGTCTTGGGGCGATCCATTCCGTCTTGTACGGGCTTGAAAAAGAAAGGATAGTTGGTCGATATTGGCACAACTTTGTCGGTAAACATTTTTTTTGCGTCCGCTCCCGTCTTTGATAATATTCCAAATCTTGAGTCACTAGAGATAGTGGCTTGATTAACAGTTTCTGAGGATGCCATGAAGCTAAAGCCAGACCGTCTATTTTTAAGATAGCATATGCCATAACATCTGTAGTCTGCTTTGCAGGCCTCCCAAAATATATAAAACAATCTGTTAGATTCTCTAAATTCGGCCGCCCCAACATCAATTTTGGTCCATTGTAAATACATATAATGAGACCCAGTAATATAAGTGCTAACGCCTTTATTATAAAAACTAAATCCATTTTCCCTGCGCTTAAACTCATTATCTATATAATCATACCAGTTTTCTTTAAAATTATCTGGGTATTTTTCCCATTCAAAAACTGATTTTATTTTTTTTAATTGATTTGGATATTCAAATTTTTCCCAATATTGTTTTGTTTCTGTAGAAGATCTTTTATAACATTCTTCTATAAGTGGGAGTGCAATTTTTAATCCTTGAATATCATATATTTCACCAATTTTGCCTGTTTTACTTATAACAACTACATCGTAATCTTCATTGTAACCATATTCCCATTTTTTATACCTATTATTTTTTTTAATTGTTTTAGGTTTAATATGAGTTTTATCAATATAATATAAACTTTGGGTATACATTATTTAGATCTTTTTTCAGCAAATCCTCCAAATTGTTTTTTAGCGCTATCAGTATCTTCTAATAAACTTTTTTCTTGTTCAATTCTTGATAGTATTTCAAACGCGTCAAATATTGCAAGTTTTTTAGTAGCAGCAGCATTTTTTAATCTATCCGCAGAAATATCATCTTCAGAGTCAACAATTGCTTCTTTTGCAATTTTAATTAATTCTTCAACTGCTTTTTGCCCAGCTTGGATTATATTCTCTTTTGTTTTCTTTACTTCCATATTTAATAACAATATCATTAGATTTCATGCAATATAGAAGTTCATTTTCTATTATAAACTCCCACTCGCTGTTAGGCGTGAAGCCTACTACATCACCTGGGCTAATTTCAAGTGCTTTTAAAGAATCATTACCATATTTAAGTATTCCAATAAGGGCTGAGGTTTTTCCTGGCTTTAAATCGCTTTTATTTACAATAGGCTTAACAAAACAACGATCATTAAATGCAACCCATTTATTATTTTTTTTAACAAGATAAATTTGATCCGGCTGACAAAAATATAAGTTGTCTTTAAAATATTTGCTACTGTTTTTTTCTTTACCTCTAATATCGTAATATCTTCTAAATACATTATGATGAATTATAATTTCATCATTAGATTTTATAGACGTTTTATACGCTAAAGGTACGCTTATTACTTTTGCAATTTTATTAATAAACTTAAAAGATTCTATTTTTGAATTAAGAATTAAATTAGTGTCATTAACTTTAATAGAGTTATTGTATCTTTCGCCAACAGGCTCTACAATAAAATCATATATACTATTCATATTTTAAGTCGTACTCAACTGAAATAGCCATATTAGAATTAAACTTTTTCCATGGCACTACTTCGTTGTCTTTTTTAATATGAATATTATAAGAACCATCAGCATCATCAAATATGATATAAGCTATTTTATGTCCTCCGTAGACTTCTTGTCCTATCGAGTAATGCATAGCATCATTTTTATAATCAGACCCAATACTGATTTTTCTTATAATAGTAGACATTATAATTACTTATCTTCTTTTTTTTCTATTGCAGTATAAATTCCTGTTTCTAAATCTATACTTACAGCGCCATAATCTTTTTCAAGCTCTTTTTTGTATTCATCGCTTTCTTGATTAATGCCCGCATATTCATGCAATAAAATGTGCTTTTGATTTTCAATAAAACCTAAATCTCTTAGCTTATTATTCATTTTAAGCTGAAAGTCTTTAATTTTTTCTAATTGTTCTTCTGTTACTTTGTTTTCCATTTGATTAAATTTAAATTAATAATTATTATTTTACTTTGTCTTTTACTTTTTCATATGTTCTTAAACCGCCCAGCCCAAGCATTCCGAGTAAGACGGTCATTAAATGTTCCATTTGTAATGCAGGCGGAACTTCCTGCGGGTCTAAAGCCCAAATAAATAAATCTCTTATTACAAAATTATATGCTAAAGCAACACCACAAACCCAGCCTATAAAGGGTCTCCATCCGGCAACAAATACTGTTCTATGGCCTGCTTCTATTTCATTAATTTTAGTTTGAATAGATATTAGTTCGTTAGGATCTAATTCTTTTCCTTTAATTGCTTCGCGTATTTCCCAGGCTAAATTGCCAGCTACAGATTTTCTACCGTCGCCGCCTTTTAAAAACCCAAGTAATAATTTCCACATTTTATTTTAACGACCAGATTTAGGATCGCTTTTTTTAATTCTTCCACCAGCTTTAGCATAATCTTGAACATTTTTTTGCATGTTCAACAGGTTTTGACGCCTTTGATTATATTCATCTCTTGTATTAGCGTACTCTTTAAAAACTTGGCTCTTACTTAAGCTGTTATTTGTATTACTTTTTGGAGAAGAAAATTTAGTATATTTTCCTTGATGATCAACAACCCCCATAGCCATATTTTTATTTGAAGGATCTCTAAATTGTTTTTCCGTCATTATACCTCCAGCGCTTGATCTTAAACCACCTTTAAATTTACCTGCTGAAGTAGATTTTGGATCAAATATTCCTGTGTTGGTATTAGCTTGATCAATTGTTTTTTGATTAGGCATATATTGTCCACCAATATTTCCTCCTCTTTCTTTTATGCCTACTAACTCTCCGCTATCACTATATCCGAATCTTTTATCTCTACCAGATTTAGGATCTGTATCAATAGCCATTGGGCTTTCTTTATGCCCCATTTCAATAGGATTCATTTTACCTGAACCTCCCATTTCAACTGGACTTACCGCGGCACGGGAATGTTTAGACATCCAGCTTCCGCTTGCGCGATTGACAATAGGCATGTCATTCATTAAGTTTTTTCTTTCTTGTTTTGCACTTTCCATTTTTGTTTATTTATTTGTTATAAGCTTCTTTTTCCCAAGCTAAAGTGGGTGATCCCTCTCTCATTTTAGATCGAGGATATACTTTGCCTTTCCAATATACATTTTGATCGTCATAATCTAAATCGCCCCGTTTAAATTGATCAACATGGACCATTTCATGATCTACTACTTTTTTTATATTAGATGGATGTAAATTTTTATTTATTATAATAGTTCCGTTATTATTAGCTTTACCTAATACATTATTTTCTAAATCTACCGTATAAACCGGTGTATTATCTATTGTATAAGGAGGGTTAATTTTAAAAGCCATTATTTATTATAAGGAAACATTTCGTTTAATTTATTTTTTCTAGCACCGCAACCGCAAGGTATATTTAAACCTTCAGAAACTTTATCTACAATAGTTTTAATTCCTGTAGCCTTAGTAAATTTTTCTACGTCGTCGCCAAAACCTTTTGATTTCATATTATTTTCTTTGTTTTTGACGGCTTTCTATTATTGCTTTACGCCTATCACCCCTGTTTTTTGAGCCTTTATATTGTTTTCTAATAGCTTTTCTTTCAGCTCTTCCCGCTTGACGCTTACCTCTTTTTTCTAATCTCACCGCTCTTTCTGCTGCAGTTTCTTGATTATTTAAAGTTTTAGCCATAGCTTCTTCTGGCGTTTCTTTTTCAGCGGCAATTTTTGCAGCATCAGCTTTATCCTTAGTTTTAGCGGCTCTACCAGTTAGTCCGCCTTTAATTGTAGTGTCAACACCGGCAACTTTATCAGCAACTTTTTTAATTCCTTGACCTACACTATAATCTGCATCAACAAATGCAGGTGAGGCTAGACCAGCTGTTGTTAAAGGTGGTTGATTAGCCATGCCTATTTGCTCTTGCGCGGAATAAGCCGGCTGTGCACTAGCAGTCATAGGGTTTATAATATTTTGTTGAGTAGGGTCTATAATATTTTGCTGGGGCATAGCTCCCATTTGTGTAGGCATCTGACCTGTAACTTGTCCCATCATATTAATAGGTGCAGTAAACCTGGGGTGGTTGCCGGTATAAGTACCAGATCCACCAGCCCGGCTTTTTGTATTTATTTTTTGACCCATCGTTTTAAGCTTTATATTTATCGTGTTTTTTATCATATTTCATATCTCCTGCTAATTTAGAAATATGTTTTTCATCTGCAGTTTGATCAATATCTTTATATTTACCTCCATGCTTTTGATCGTCTAATATATCTCTTTTTAAATAAGATATATGTGCCGCATCATCTCTTTCAGAAGATCTGTAATCGTATTTGTTTACAGGCGTGCGTGAATGTCTTGCGTTGCCGGTGTATTCACCGTAATGTCCTTTTTCCATTTTGTAGTGTTTAATATTAATTTAGCAGTTCCATCTGCGTCGTGCAGCTTTACCTCTTTTTGATTTCCAATTTTTTGATCTTGCGCAAAAAGATTTTCTTCTTTTCCAAGCTTTGCTTCCCCTTTTAAGTTTTTTAGGATCAGTAGTTACCGCCGTTTTAAGCTTACTACCAGGATTATCTTTTCTATATTTTTTTACGCCTTTTTCTGACATACCACCGCCGGCTGCAGCACCTGTTCCGCTATCTTTAGCCTTATTATAATAACCTAAAGATTTTTTGCGTGAAGGAGCATCACCTCTTTTTAAAAAAGGAGAAGAGCTTTGTGAATATGCCATTATTTATTTTTTTTTATTTTCCACCATTTAGTAATTGTATACCCTATAGTAACCACTAACAAAATAATTTTTAACCACCACTCGATGTCCATCATAGTAACTCCTAAAGCTAAAGAATTTATTGCGTATAGTTTCAAATCAGAAAAAGCCATTTATTTATTTCCTTTGGCTATTTGAGTAATAGGCCCTGCCATATACGGCGTGGGATATTTTTTTAATTGCATACCTGTAATTCCAGAACTTGAGCCTGAGCCCATAGGAAATCCATCAGTATCTAAAGGGCCGTCCCATACATGAGATTCCCCTACTTGCCCTCGAAGTTGTGGGTTTGAAATAATTGCTTTGCTTTTGTCCATAATTATCTATGTTTATCTTTATTAATATTTTTTATAGAAACTTTTAATACTTTATCAGTATAGGTTTCTCCTTTCATTATTTTATTTCTTTTTTCGCTAAGCGGAATATCTTCTTCGCCTAACATTATTTTATACATTCTATTAATTAAATGTTTGCCTTTAAAAGAAACTTTATATAAATTATATTTTTGAGTTGTATGATTTCTTTTTCTCCAAACAGTAATCCAGTTAAGCTTTAATAATTTATTCCATCTTCTATTATCCCAGCTATAAGAATAAGCACCCATTTTAAAATCTATTTTTGTAAATAAATCAATACAATCTAAATATATTAAAAGTTCTAAATCAGCATCTGTTAATTGATTATTTCTTGCGGCCCATTTGCGGATTACTCTGTAATGTTTTAATAGATTCAATTCTTTAATGTCTCTAGCCTCTAATTGCTTCATAAAACAATTACTATATCGTGTTCTTTTATTACTTGATATATTGTTTTATTTATTTCAATATCATGACCTGCATGGCCATCATAATAAATATTATCTTTAGGTTTTACTGCTTCTACTAAATTACCTGTTGATATTATTTGAGCTTTATTATATCTTAAATCTTCTCGTTGCTTTTCAGATAATATTAATCCGCCTTCAGTTTTAGAAGATCCTTGTTTTTCTTTTTGTATAATTAAGTTTTTACCTATCGCTTTCATTTGCTCTTAAGTTATTAATTATACAATCAGTTGATAAAATAGTAGTAGCAACAGAAGCTGCATTTTTCAAAGCTGCTTTAGTAACAAGCAATGGATCTATAATTCCGGATTTAATCATACTAACCGATTTTCCTGTAACTACATTAATACCATATCCTTCTTTAGCATTATAATCTCCTGATAAATTACCATTTTCTAAAATAGTATTATATGGTGCTGTTATAGAATCTAATAAAATTTGTTCAGCATCATTTTCAGCAACTATATTTTGGTATGCATTTAGCAAAGCAACTCCTCCACCCGCAACAATACCTTCTTTTATTGCTGCTTTTGTAGCGCATATTGCATCTTCTACTCTATCTGATTTTTCTTTTAATTCAATACTCGAATCTGCCCCAACTTTTACGCTAGCAATTTTTGCAGATAACTTAGCTATTCTTTTTTCGATTCTTTGAATCTCAGGAGGAATAGTTGTTTTGCTTAATTCTAATTTTAAGTTTTTAATAATACCGCTTACCTCTTCTGGTATTTCAGAAACTTTAATTATGGTTTCATTATTATCGGTTATAGATTTTTTACAAAAGCCTAAATGCTCTGGCTGAATTAAATCCATGTCATCACCTAAATCTTCATTTATTACGGTGGCCCCGGTTAATAAGCCTAAATCTGAAAATATATCTTTTCTATTTATGCCATATACAGGAGCACTAATAACATTTACTTTTATATTACCTTTAACTTTATTCATTGCTAAAGCAGATAGCACAGTTGGATCCATATCTGCAATTATTAATAAAGGCTTATTATTTTTTATAATGTATTCAAGTATATTTTGTATTTTTCTTATATTTTCTACGGGAGATTCTATAAGCAATACACTTGCATTTTCTAGTTCAGCAGTATTAGTTTCTTTTTTTGTAACAAAATGTGGATTAATTAATCCCTGATCATATTGAATTCCATCTATTAATTCAGCAGTTGTTTCAGACAGTTCTGTTTGTTCCATCATTACAATACCTGTCTCATCAACTGACCGGAATGCTTCAGCAATAATTTTACCAAGTGCAACATCATTATTAGTTGAAATAGTTGCAACCTGGTCAATCATTTTACCTGTTACTTTAACAGAGGTTTTTTCTAAATACTTAATTACTTTTTTAATTGCTTTATCAATACCTTCTTTTATATCACGCGCTCCAATTTTATCTAGTTTTGGATATGCATGAGTTAGTATAGAATGAGCTAATAAAGTTGCTGTAGTTGTACCATCACCTGCTTCTTTAACAGTTTTTCTTGCAGCTTCTTTTAATAATGTAGCGCCTATATTTTCTATAGGGTCTAATAATATTATAGAATTAGCTACAGTAACCCCATCTTTAGTAATAACCGGTTTTCCTGCAGCGTCTTCTAATATTACACGTTTACCGCTAGCGCCTAATGTAGAGCTAACGGCTCGTGTTAGTTTGTTTATACCTGTAAATAGTTGTTCCTTAGCTTCGTTTCCAAAACTAAGATTTTTGACTATAGCGTCTGACATGATTTAATTTAATTTAATTTATATATTCTATTCAAAAGTTTTTACTATAATTGGGCCTTCTGCAAGTTTTAATTTTTTTTCATAATGCTCTATTGAAGATTCAATTGCTTTTTCAGCACCTTCAATAGTTTCTCGCCTTGTTATTCCTGACCAATTATTATTCAAATCTTTCCATTCTGATTGATAATAGCCATTTGGTAATTGAGTAATTCTCCAATTTTTTTTCTTTGAATAACATTCCCAAATTTTTTTGGTTTCTTTGGATACTGATGGTTGACTAGACCACGATTGAGTCTGGTAAAAAAGTGTCATTGGTTTTGGTTTTAAAATTAGTATAAGGTTATGATTTATAATTACTCGGTTTTATTCTCCTTTACAGCTACAGCTATTTTCACCACAAATACATTTTTTATCGTCATAATCTATAGCTTTATTTAAAAGTAAACGATCTATCATATCGTCTTGCAATTTTATGACCATATTTTCTAAAGAGTCTTTTTGGCTTACTAGCATATCTATCTTCATCTGCAAAGATGATATATTTTTTTTAGCTTCTTCAAGCTCATTGGGGCGAGCACCTGTGATAGCGCTTATTATTAATGCCAAACTAGCCGCTAGCATTCCCACAAGGGTAGTTAATAAATCGCGATTTGTATTAGGTATTTCGTATTGTGTTAAATAATACATAATCCCCATGATCATGCCAAATACCAGTAAACTGCCAGAAAAATGGCGAATATCTTTTGCTACTCCGTTTCTTGGAATTCTCATAATTAATTTTTTATTTACTTAAACGTTCCTGAATCATAAATCCTATATTTTAATTTAACAGCCATCTCAGTAAAATTAGTTTCTGATATAGAGGTACCAATTCTGTGAAGAGTAGTAGCCGTATTATCTTTATAAGTTCTAGCTACTACAGGAACGTCCCTGTTCGCAATACCATTACCCGTTCCATTATTACTAATTTGTCGTATTATCTGATAAGTAAGAATTGCACAAGTTGCATTTGCGCTATTATGATTTGCTTGTCTTACTTCAAACCCTACCTGGTTAGTGTTAAACCATGTACCTGAGCTGTATATAAAAAAAGTTGAATCTATTACTACTACATACTTATTTGCGCCCGGAGCGGCTATTATAATAGCTCCACTGCCCCCAAATCCATTATTTATTTGTCCTCTTGTAAAAGTCATAGTAGCTTCTTGATCTCCTCTAACAAAATTTCCACTTGTATCAACACATACATTTGCTAATGTATCTGAACCGGTGGGTTGAAAGTTTTGATTAGGACTTAATCCAGAAGTTCCAGTACTATAACTAGTATTTGCGTTAGCTTGATATTGCCCTAATTTAAGCTGCCCTGAGGAGTTTAAAGTCATAGAATCATTATTGCCACTTCTAAATGAAAGCACATTGCTAAAATCGCTATAGGTCATTCCAGCCTCCGAATAATTTGAAACAGGTCCAAGCCACATGCTAGCTGACATAGAATTGTTTGAAACTACGCCCATATTAACAGAAGAAAATATACCTGGTTGGGCCCCAAAATTAGCACCAGCTGCTAAACTTCCTGCTTCTAATCTATCATCAGTATTGTCCCAAGTAAAATTTGACGACGAAGTAACGCTTGTGTTACCATCAAAAAACGTAACTTCCCCAGCGGTACCACTACCCGATAATCCTCCTCCAGACAACGGATCTGTAGTAGAGCCTCCCCCACGATTAATTTGCATCACACCTTGATTTTGGTATACACCTCCTGTAGGTATTCCTAGCGCAGCTGCTGCCGCATCATTACTGGCTGAAAAAGAAGTTATGGTTGGGAATATTATACGTGGAACTTGCGGTACCGCTCCTCCATTACCTCTGGAAACCCCTCCTTCTGTTACAATAAAAGCATTACTATTTGTAGTTGTAGTTGTTCCTACGGACAAAACAAACTTAGTATTACCAAGTCCTGAATTAAAATTTGTAGCGGGATAACCAGAAGTGAGATTTCTATACCCAAGTATCATTTCTCCTGTATCCGCAGTTAAGTTATTGCCTATAGCAAAAACATTTTGAAGATTTGTATTATTGCTTAAAGTATTACTACTTCCTAAAACAAAAGACGAGTCATTTGATTGATTACCCGTTACAGTATTAGCATTTCCAAGTATTATACCTAAGCCGGCATTACTAGTTAAAGAATTACCACCTCCCATAACAACACTACTGTTTGCGGTTGTAATAGTGTTATTAAATCCAGCTACAAAAGATCTTTCAGTTGTACCTGCACCTGTTATAGTATTAGATAACCCAAATGCAGCCGAAGCGGTTGCTTCTGTTAGTGTATTACCTTGCCCAACAGCTATAGAATTGTCCGAGTTTGATAATATTTGATTATTGTTTCCTACTGCTAATGCGTGATCAGCCCCTGAAACAATATCATTATTACCCGCCCCAATAACCATAGATGTGTCATCTACAGTAACACCGCCTGGGTTATTGCTTAAAACCATTCCATTTCTAAAAACAGCTTTTCCGGTTTGGTTAGTTTCACTTGCTATCGTAATAAGACTACCATTATCCGTTATATTAGAATTTTGTATACCAGTACCACCGCTACTCCATTTTGCTAATTTATTAACAGTTCCTGTCCCTGTAACAGAGCCAGACGGTGTAGACCAGTTGCCTGTATAATCTAAAAATTGTCCTGCTGAACCACCGCTAATACCAAGTGTAAATGTTCCATTAGTGGATATTGCCGTACTCGGAGTAATTGAAAAAGCACTAAAAGCAGATACGTCAAAACCTATAGATGTTACAGTCCCAGGCGCATTTGTATTAACATAGCTATATACATCACCGCTAGTTACCAAAGCAGTTGACCCAGAAGCTACAGCCGCAGTTACAGCAGTTATTTCGGGAGTTGTAGTTGTATTAGCAACTGTAATTGTATTTGTGTCAGCGGAAGTAACACTAGTTACAGTGCCACCTGTACTTGATCCATTACCAGCTACCGTTATTCTACCGTACTGATCAACGGTTATGTCTGCATTTGTATAAGACCCTTGCGATACTCCCGATGCTGCTAAGTCAACATTCATAGTACCGTTAGCCGTTAAAGGAGAACTTCCTATTACAATAGTGCTAGCTGTGCTTGTAAGTCCAACACTAGTAAGTGCTGTAGCATTTACATAAGTAAACACATCGCCGCTTGTTACTAATGCTGCTGAGCCCGAGGCTACCGCGGCTGTAATTGCTGTAATAGCCGGTGTAGTGGTAGAATTAGCTATTGATATTGTATTTGTATCAGTTGATGTCACCCCTGTTACCGTGCCTGTACCTCCAGAAGACCCGTCTCCTGCAACGGTTATTCTTCCATATTGATCAACAGTAATATCCGCATTCGTGTAAGATCCCGCAGTAACGCCTGATGTATTTAAATCTATGTTCATTGTGCCATTGGCTGTAAGAGGTGAACTACTTATACCAATCGTACTTGCGGTACTAGTTAAGCCAACACTAGTAAGTGCTGTTTTCCATGTATTATCCCCGGATAAAAAATTTGATGCACTAGGCGTGCCTGTAGCCGAAAGTTGAGCTGTTACTGTTACATTTCCTGAAGTTGAAGCTGTAGGAGTAAGATTTATATATGTACCATTTGTTGTTGTTAATGTTTCTACTATATTAGTTGGTATATTTGCACTTAATGCATATCTGCCATCTAAATCTTGCGTAAGATCTGCTAATGCTCCTGTTCGTGTTAATGTTAAAACGCCTGTAGAAGTATCAAAGGATATTCCATCTACATAATTATCTATATCTGCCGGCGTTGCCCATGTATTGTCCCCGCGTAAAAATGTTGTACTGCTTGGGGTACCGGTTGCGGATAAGTCTACTGTGCCTAAATCTACAGATCCAGTAGCAGAAGTTAAATTTGCAACTGTTATAAAAGTTCCAGGAGCAGAAGAAAAATCAGCAACACCAATATCTACTGTTCCATTAGACGCGGCGGTAATACGCCCCTGCGCATCTACTGTTAAATTAGTTAATGTATACGAGTCTGGAGTAACAGCTGTATTAGCGATTGATACTGCACCTGCATTAACAACTAGTCCACCAGCTGTAGGAAAATTAGCTATACCTTGAGTAGTTGCTGTAGCAATTCCAATATTGTTCTGTACTGTTGTCCAATCCGTAAGAGCAGACGGATTATCAGATTCTGCAATTAATAAATCCCCAACCTCTACTGTTTCAGTAAAAAATGTGCCCCCGGTTGTTACTGTATAAGTCCACCCGCGTAAAATACTATTTGGAGATGTTGTTAAATCAGGAGTGTTTGTAGATGCATTATAACCGCCTTGATAAACCAACTGGCCCACAATAGCATTATCAACATATGTTTTAACAGCTAATTGAGTAGGCACTACGGTATCTGAGCTGCCTAGTGATGTGCTATTATTTACAAACTGCATATTAGCAGTTGAGGTTTGTGCGTACGGTATATAGTTAGTATTTACAAAATCATAAATTGTACCCGCAGTAGCAAGATTTGCTCCTCCGCTCGCTATAGTTGAAGTAACATTAGCAGCAACAGTGGGGTTAGTGGATGTTCCTCCTATTGTAATAGTATTAGCATCGCCTGAAGTTACTCCTAAAACAACTCCCGTAACACTTACGTTTACAGCCCCTACACCGCTAGATGGAGACAAAGCAATATTAGCCCCTGCTATTATAGAAGTAACGCCTGGATCTAATGTACAATTTATTGTTACCTCGCCAGTCCCGCTAGTTGGGCTAATTGAAATATCTGTACCAGGTATAATTTTTGTTACGCCCGCGGCTAAATTGGCAATACTTTGTATTGTAAAACTTTTAGTAGGGTTACCATTACCTAAAGAAGTACCAATTACTAAATCTGACAGCTTTGGAGTTCCAAGAGGATAACTATATATTATTGCCATTTTTTATTTTTTTTTTTTTTAACACCCTGAAGCACCACCTACAACTCCTGAAGAACTTATGTATTGATAATACGGATCTCCGGTGCTGGGCTGATCTACAAGGTGGTAACCATTGCCTCCAGAAAAAACAGCAGAAGTTGTTGCGTTCGCATATACAGTTGTACCGCTAGGAGCAATATTTTCCGCTTCTGTTCCAGGGGTATTTCCTTGGCTATTAGAGTTGGGATCTTCCCAGTAATATTTACTATTTGTAGTTTCTGTACAAGGGTCGGGACTATCAAAATCTGTGACATCTACATAATATCTATTTAAAGCACAAGTTTGAGAGGACCCTGTATATTGCCCAGAGCTTTGAACCTGCCTAAAATTAGTTCCATCACTTACATATCCCGCCGATGCAGAACACCCATCAGAAGATAAAAATATATAACTTCCGCTTATAGGGTTAGCCGATACATTAGAATAAACGGTTGTTTTATTATTTGAATTAAAATTACTACAAGCATCGCTTCCGCTACTAGTTGACACACCTAAAGAGTGACTGTATAATTGATTTACCTGTATTACTAAATTCGCTTGCACTACTGCGCTACCGCTCCATTGTATTGCTGTTGCATTACTTATATTTTTATAATAACCGGCTGGGGCACTAACTACATTTTGTAATCCTGAATCTGTATACAATACGGTACCGGCTCCTAATGTACCAGAATAATACAAAGTAGCCGAACTAGAATTGTTAGTATAAGCTATAGATGCACCATTAGCACATGATCCTGGAGTGGTAGAAAATTGAAGAGAATTAGAAGCTTGAGATATTGTTCCCGATATATTAGTTGTTAATGCTGTAGGCGAAGATTGTCCTCCTGTTATGCTTACACTTCTAGGCGATGCAGGACTAAGAGTAGGATCGCCAGATCCCCATGCATAACCTGAATTAGCAGAAAGCCCTGTAGTTACAAATTGCCAAGAAGCACCAGCGTAACCAGTTACTGAATTACCAGATTGAGAAATTACACTACTATTTGCATTTGCTACTGTTGATACAGGGGCACTATATTGTGTTCCAGTTACGCCACTAGTATTATAACTATGTGTTACCGTGTAAGTGGTTTGTGTTAATGTGCCATTAAATGTAATAGTAGTAGTTGAATTAGTATTTTGAACTGTTACAGGTTGTGTTACGGTTACAGTGCTTGCGCTTGACCCATTTACAGTTCCTGTCCATTCTGAATTTTTTACTAAATTAGTTATAAAAGTAACGGTGCTTCCTGGAAGACCAGCTTTGGCTGTTCCATTAGTATCACCTGTTATTGTATGACTTGTGCCTGGGTTATTTACATTATCTACAACAGTTAATGTGACGGTTCTATTTGTAGCCTGCAGTTGTACATTACCAGTAATTGTAGTTGTTACAGTTGAATTAGCAGCAGGTATAGTTCCACTAGCATTACTTACGCTAGGCCCTGAGGTAAACTGATAACCACTAGTTGTGCTTACAGTGGTATTAAAAGCATAAGTTCCTACATTTGCTTGTCCTGATTGCTGGGCACCCGTTAAATCTCCTCCTAGTGTATATCCCGCACTAGGGCCTGTTATATTATTATCTACATCTAATGTAACCACCACAGGAGTAAACCCACAGCCATCATATATTTGTGTAGAGCCTAAATAAACTTTACATATTTCTTGGCTGCCCAGATATAAATTTGAAGCAGTTGAGCCCCCTAAATAAATATTCGCCATATTATACTACGAAATAAAGTGTGTTTGCATCTGTTGATGATAATGCAGCGTATTGTGCTGCTGTAAGAGTAACTATATTTTTTACTGTAGAAGTTGTAGGAGAGGATACTGGATTAACCCCAGGGGTAATTACATTTTTTGCATTTATTGTATAATCATTACCTGTTGCAGTTACCGCTAGCGCGTCTGCTGTATTATCGTATGTTGTAGCTGCTACAGTTAAACTGCCAACCGCAGTTGAATCTAAAGCAATAGTTAATTCCGCAACGCCTCCATTATCTGCTACAGAAGTATCAATACCGGTACCACCTATAAATTTTACATCTTCTCCGTCTACTATATTTTGATCTGTTCCTGTATCTGCTTGTAGATCCCAAGAACTCATTGTTCCGCCAGTTGCAATTGTTGCCCAAGTGTTATCGCCTCTTAAATAATAATCACTAGTCGGGGTGCCTAGTCCAGTCGCCGAAAGATCTACAATAGGTATTAAGGGATCGGTTGCATCAACACTTATAAATGTACCTGCGGATATAGAACCTACCGCCTCTGATGCTATTGTAATCTGATTAGTAGTT